TGAGGAACTGCCTTTGATGCTAACCAGACTAAAAGAGTAAAGGGTTTCCTCAAATTCCCTATAAATCCATATTTGTTTGAGGATTTATCAATTGCACCTATTTTTTCGGTTTTAAGATAATTTGTTAAGATATTTTCTACAGAATCACTAATTGCACTATCAACCTTAAACTTTTTACCAACTCGTACAGTTTCATTTGTGATTGCTTCTCTAGAAACCAAGTGAAGTGTAAAACTTTCTTGATTGGTTTCCGAAATTACATCAGTGATACTTGAAACATATAAGTAATCTGCAACTCTTTTTGTAAAATCTAGTCCGGGATTTGTTGCAGAGTTGCCTGCAATTTTCATCGAAACTCTTTCACCACCTCTTAAAGGAAGACCATTATAAATTGACTGCCTTCCGGTGCCATTTTCTGCAACAATTGTGTTTCCGGTGTTGATGACTTTTATTTTTGCAGTAATAGTTGGAGAGAAAATATCCTCATAATAATCAATCGAAATAGCACCTGTTGAAATGTCAATCGTTCGACTACGGTCGCTCGATTCTAAAATTAACTCTTCATATATGGACTTTTGAATTGACATTATACGTATGCTAAATCTAAAAGAAGTTTATTCTTGATAAAGTTATTTAACAGTTGAAAATCACTGATTGGAGACGGTGACATATCTCCACCACCAGATGCAGGAGTAATGATATTCTGCTGTTGTTGAGATTCAATAATCATAATGTCTTGACCCTTTCTTTCCGGTGTCAGTGATAATGGCACCATATTTGTTTGCTGTGGTGGTGCAGACATTTTCACTTCAGATGTTGTATTAAATGGTGCAAATTTACTATATTTGTTTAGTGGGTCAAATTTACCAGTTAAAGTACCACCATTCCATCCAGTTCCAGTTTCCCAGTGCAAATGAGGTCCACTAGTTCTTCCACTCATTCCAACTTTGCCAATTACCTCACCTTTTTTAACTGGACCACTGCGTTTATATCCAGATTGCATATGCCCATATAAATGGTAAATTCCAAGATTATCTCTCATTACTAAAAAGTTTCCCCATCCGTTTTCATAATCAGAATCAACAATAACACCATCAGAAACAGCCCTTAATGAGGTGCCTTGTTTAACTGCTAAATCGGATCCTCCGTGTGTTCTTACTCCTCTTGATTCTCCATATCTACTTGTAATAATTGGTGTGATTGCTTTGGTAGGAGGTGTTTGTGCAGGTTGTTGGGGAGATCCTAAAGAAATATTATATGCCTTTTGAATTTCTTTTAACTTTTTAGTTGGTTGATCCAATCCAATTGTTTTTCCAGGGAAAGACGCCCATTGTCTACCCAAAAGAGCAGAAACTTTTGGACTCATACCTTCACGTCTTAAAACTTCTGGAGTTATTCCCAATTCCTTTGCCAACTCTAATGCCGCACGATCTTGACTTTGGGGACTAAAATCTTTCAATCCTAATTTTTTAGCGAGTCTATTAAAAGTTCCGGGCATAAATTGGTATCTACCTGCAGCTGCACTTGCATATCCACCTTTTCTAACAACTCTATCAGGGTGTCTTGAATAATCACTAAACTGCTCAAATCCAAATAATGTTTTATATCCACCATTTGGTTGGTCTCTAGTTCCTTCAGCAAAAGCAATTGCATCAAGCATAGCTCTTTGCTCTTGAGTTCCTACAGATGTTTTATTTCCATCTTTCACACCTTCACCTGTATAAGGAGGTGGTTCTGCATAAGCACCTTCATTAGTTTGCTGTGTTCCTGTTTCGGGAATCTTTTCTCCACTATACTTACCTTCTGTGAGTGGAGTTGTTAATAGTCCAAATGCTTCTTCAATTTGACTTGTAAGGTTTTCCATCGTAAAGTTCAAATCACTCATTGCAGTTTTGACACGATTTGAAGTATCAAAGAAATCAAACTGTAATAGATTTTGACCAAGTGCTCCTAAAATATTTCCAACATTAACAAACAATCTAATGGTGTTATTAAAAAATCCTGAAAGAATTTGACCTGCTTTTTGAATTCTTGCAACAAACTCTTTACCCATTGCAATCCAAGTTGGAAGATTATTCATCAACCACCCAGCAGATAAGTATCCAATAAATCCTAAAATTCGATTAAAAAACCCCCCCACGCCTGCTGATTGAGTAAGTTGTTGAGGACCACCAAGACTAATAGCAACTCTTGGCGCTTCAAGTTCATCCTCAAGCATCATTCTTTTTTCATTTTCTTCTCTTCTTTTTCTAAAAAGATTTGTCTGTGCAAATGATTCTCTTTTAACTTTAGTTCTTTTTAGAATAACCTGACCAATATTTTTTACAGAGCTTCGTGCTTCAGTGACTTTCTTTTGAGAATCACTTGCCGAAGTCGTAACTTTTTTTAAATTTAGAGGAGATGCTACTACCATATCACATCACCACATTATAATTCATTTGTGAATAAAGCACATAAAAATTATCAGTATTGGAAGATGGTATGAATGGCACATCAGTCAATGGTTCTTGTTGTGCTACCATTGTTTGTGTTCTATCTCTACCACCACCTGCCATAATAATATTTGCCTTTGCTTCAGGTAGTGTGCCAACCGGAGTAGTTGGTTTTGGTGGTGCCTGCATATTTGCCGCTGGTTTTTCTTGAATCAATCCTTCGATATTTAATGTTCCGTAAGGAGATGCTGTTTCTTGTGCTAAAGGTTGTGCTGGTGCCTGTAACATATTTGCAGTATCCACACTGAATTTCATTTCAGATGCTGGTGGCATTGCAGGAGTTTGTGGTTGTGATGGTGCTACTTTTGCTGCTGTTGGTGTTGGTGTTGATGCATTATCTTTTTTCTTACCCAAGAATGTTCCTTCGAAAGCACCATACTCTCTTGCAATGTCAACACCTAAAGCAGGAAGTCCGATAATTGGGACAGCAGATGCGTAGGACAACAATCCGCCCGTGATATCTCCTTTTGCAATTCTGTAAGTTCCAACTCCAAGTGCTATAGGAGCAAAAAGTTTAGAAGCAACATTTCCAGCTCCCCTTAAAACTCCTTGAGCACCTTTTCCAATATTTCCAATTCCACCTAAAAACCTTCCCAAAGGTCCGCTTCTACTCAAAACTCTTCCACCACTTGTAGTAATGGGAGTCCTACCACCAGCACCTGTAATTGCTCTTGCTGCCCCTCTACCAAGTCCAAGCAACCCACCAATTGCTGACCCCGCTAATCTAAAAGGTGCTAAAGCAATTCTAGCAACAAGACCTGTCAATCTCAATGTTAATCCAGTAATCGTTCTCATTAAGAGACCGAATCCTATTTTAACAGCAGCAAAAGCACCTATTGCATATAAAACATTCTTAATAACATTATTCTTAATTTCTTCAAGTTTTTTACTATTTCCTTCAGTAAGTGCTTTTAAGGTTTCAATACCTTGATTTGTAAGCCATCCAAAGAATAATGTTGTCAAGGACCCCATAATACGGTCAAACAAACTTGTAATGGTTTGCTGAAGTTTAAGTATTGGTCTTGCTAGTGCCGCTTGAATTCCTCTTTCAAGAGCACTTTCTTTACCAAGACGAATTTTACGCTCTGCTAATCTTCTTTCTTGTTCTTGCTCTTGCTTGAGTTGATTTTGCTCAACAGCACTTTCTGCTTGCAATAATTTGGCAGTGTTTTGCACTCCCTGATTTAAGTCGGTGACTTGCACACGAATCACATCAAGACTCTGTTGAAGACCGCCAACTGTTTGTTGAGTTGTTTGAATGCTTAAGTCTTGTGCTCTATCAACTAAACTAACTTGAGGTCTAACTACAATTGCTGTGCCAGTAGTGGCGCCAGCACCGCCACCTCCTCCACCTACTCCAGCACTACCTCCACCGCCAGAGACTACACGCCCACCAAAAACAGTTCTTGGGAGGGTTGTAATTCTACCTAAAGAAAATTTTTGAAGGGTAATTCTTTCTGTGCCAGTATAATACCCACCACCCGGTTTTTCACCTGTTTGTGCTCTTAAACCAGCTTCTGCCCTATCCATTCGCTTGATTCTTCAGGGTTTCCTCTTCAATATATTGTTGGAGAAGAGTAATATAAACCTCCCTTTCCCAAGGAATCATATTTTCCAACTCTGTTAATGAATATTTATGGTGCTGAATCAAGGCAAAGTTTGTCTTGTAGTATGATGCAAGGTCTTCGTGCATCATTCCTAGGCGAAAAAACTTGTTAGACCCTCCAACACTACTTCACTTTCCACTTCAGTATTTGGATTTGTAACTTTAATAGTATGAGAAAGTTTAGGCATCGTTTCAAAAAACTTTTCAATGTCTTTAAACTGTTGAGAAGTTAGTTGCTCAAGAAATTCCTTAAGTTCTTTTTTTGTTACATCAGAAGATGACCAAGACTCTTCTTCACTATAAATCTGCTCAATACAAGAGGTAATCATATCAAATGTTTCATCAACAGAAATTTCAGATCCAGCAATAAAATTACTCTTGACAAATTCTTGCATTGATGGATATCTCATTCTCAAAGTTAAACTATCATCAAGTTTGATATCTCTCGAATGGTCTTCTCTAAACTCAACTTCAATATCATCTAGATTGATACTTACAGGAACTTGTGTATTTCCATCATCGGGACAAGTAATTAAAACATCAACGGTTTCACCAACAGATTTTCCACGAATGTTGAGGAACAAATATTCAATATCAAAAGTTGCAAGTTGCTCAATCTTAATTCCACGAGTAACAATGCAATTGCCAATTACTGTTTTTACTGCTTCAGCAATTTGCTTTGGGTCTTCACTTTCCATTGCAATGATTAAAACCTTTTCTTCCTTCACAAGAAATGGGCGATACTTGATACTTTTCTTTAGAGAAGGAATTTCCAACTCATAGGTCGGTGTTGAAATTTTTGGTAAAGGCATAATAACCTATAGAAACGTCAGTAAAGTTATTTAGAAGAGAGTTTCTGAGTTCGCTTGTGTAGATAATGGATTTGAAGATAAAGAATCTGATGCTGACTGAAGTGCTTCGCTATTGCTTACTCCAAAAGTATAAGTTTCCTGAGATGCTCGGAAAACATCCTCTGCAGATTGTGGAGCCGATGGAATATTCTGCGGTTGAAGAGGATTGAGATTATTATTATTTCCGATAACAAATTGATTAAAGGAATTTGTTGCTCCAGCAATATAACGATCGTATTGGAAAGAAGCAGAAACTTTTAAAGTATCTGATGACGTATATGAAACAGGAACTGAACTTATGTTTAATGGAAACAACCCTCTAAAATTATATACAATCTCCCTTCGATAATCCCTATCAAACTTAACTATTCTAACTTGATTTGCCTTATAATATTGGGGGTATTGCATTCTCACAAAATAATTACTGACATTTTGACTAATTGGTGCGTTTTCACCAGCAAGAACTTGATTATTGTAAGATCCACTGGCAATAAACTCCATCCAACACTCTAAGAAATTGAGCATTTGATAATCACTGTCTACATAAAAATCAAGAGTAATTTCAGAGTAAATTCTTGAGTGAGCAAACTTCTCTTGCACTCCCATGTAGTTTCCATCAATCGTAAAAGAACCAAGTGATGTTGTTGGGAGCACAGCAGAGTAGCATAACAGACCAGCGCTTTCAGCAATAAATCTGGGATTGATTCCCCTTCTAGAAAGGTAAAACATCAATTCTGGAGGCAGCATTCCAAATTGCACTTCATAATGAGAAGTTTGTGCAAGATTGGTTAGCAGTGGTTTAATATCCGATATTCTGCGAGGAAATGCCACTCTAAATACCTTATACGAGTCTTATATTATTAAGTATTTAGATGTCATATAAGGGAAAATATAAACCATCGCATCCTGAAAAATATAACGGAGATCCTACAAATATCATTTATCGGTCTCTATGGGAGCGAAAGTTTTGTGTCTATTGTGATACGAATGAAAAAATAATTGAATGGTCATCGGAAGAAAAAGCAATTCCTTATCGGTCCCCAATTGATGGAAAGATACATCGATACTTTCCTGACTTTCTCATTAAAGTCAAAGAATCTGGCGGAAGTATTAAAAAATATATGATTGAGATTAAACCCTCAAAACAAACAGTGCCTCCCCCAAAACCAAAGAGACAAACAAAGCAATACATTGCAGAGGTTTATGAGTATGCTAAAAATCAATCAAAGTGGGAAGCAGCAAGAGAATGGTGTGCTGATCGTGGGTATGAGTTTAAGGTAATCACCGAACACGAATTGGGAATTAAGTAATGCCAAGAAAGACTTTACAACAAAGAAAAAGAAGTCGTATTACCCTTCTTGTAAAAAATCTGCTTGGGACAGAAAATGCTAATGATATTATGAATAAATTAAAGACTATTTTACCAGAAACTGTAGGACCACCGAAGGCAGGTAAGTTTTATATTTTTGTATATAACGCAAAGACTTCTGGAGTGAGATATGACCAAAATCCTTTAGTCGCAGTTACAGAAGTTTTTAATTGGGGATTTAGAGGAATCAATTATCACTGGGGAGAAGTGCGCCAATACACTTGGGATGAAGTTGCAGGTGCTGTCTATGAGGTCTATAGAGAGGAAATAGATGATTTAAGACGCCTGCCTTTTAGCAACATTCTAACTAAATAGTTCAAAAAATAAATGTCCAAACCAACGGTATTCAGATATCCACTGGGTCTCATAGACCAGAATACTGACTATGTGAAGATAGATGCATATAAGTATGAACCTCCGGGAGTTGGGCAATTAAGTTCTAATAATTTTACAATCCCAACTTCAGATAGAAATTATCAATCTTTGAGTGGAAAAACGGTAAGAGGTACTCTTTTACTTCCTATGCCACAATCCCTACCCATAAACTCACAGTCAGCACAATGGGGTTCTGGTGGATTGAGTGGATTAGATGCTGCTGGAATAGGTGTAGCACAGGAAACAATAAAAGCAGGAAATCCAGTTAAAAGTTTTGGAGAAGGAATATCTGCCTTCATTAATAAGGCTACATCTTCATCACAAACTGGATTAGGTCAAAAAACAATTCAAAACTTCTTTGCCGTGCAAGCATATCAACAATTGCTTGGTCAAAATCAAGGTTTATTTGGAGAAATTTTGGGTAGAGAGACTGGTGCAGTCATCAATGAAAATATTGAATTATTATTCAGAGGTGTAAATTTAAGAGAAGGTTTTTCTTTGGTATTCGACTTAGCACCAAGAGATGCTAATGAAGCAAGAGTAATAAGAGAAATGGTATATTTCCTAAAAGCAGAAATGTCTGCCAAAAAAGGAACTGCTTCAGGAGCAGCAGGAGGTTTATTTTTAACCGCACCAAGCGTTTTTAAAGTTCAATATATGAGTGGTGGAAAACCTCACCCATATCTAAATAGATTTAAAATCTGCGCTCTTCAAGGTTTAAGTTTAAACTTTACTGGTTCTGGCACGTATGCTACTTACTCCGATGGCACACCAGTAAATATGAATCTTTCTCTTAACTTCCAAGAGCTGACTCCAATTTACTTCGAAGATTATGGAAGTGCAGAAGGAAAAACAGGAGTTGGATACTAATGACATACTTCAGAGAACTTCCAAATTTAGAATATCAATCCTTTTTACCAGGAACTAAGTCATCACATCAATATGTTACGGTAAAGAATCTATTCCGTAGAGTTAAACTTCGTGACGACTTACAAAATGTCTTCACTATCTTTGACAAATATCAAATTCCAGATGGTTCCAGACCAGAGTTGGTCGCACAAGAACTTTATGGAAGCGTTCAATATGATTGGGTGGTAATTATATCCGCAGGAATTACCAGAT